TATTATTACTGGTGTTAGTACTGACGCTGTAAATGGAAATAGTACTATTGATGTTAAAATTGTCGCTAGAGTTTCGAATTCCGGAACTACGACGAAGATTACTTACGCTGAGAATGATACAAACTCTTCTTTTGAAGTATCTGACTCTTTAACATTCTTTGATAACGCTGGTGCATCATCTGGAACGGCTACTGTAACTACTGAAAAGGATTGGTATGGTGAACAGACACTGGGTCTGACAAATGCTACCGTTTTCTGGAAGTCAATCGCCCCAAGACCAATTTCATCGAACTATTCTCTTGCTAGAAATGGTAAAGGTGATGGACTCCACGTTGTAGTTTATGACGACACCGGTTCTATTACTGGAATTGAAGGTAATATTTTAGAAAAGCATCTATTCCTTTCTAAGGCATCTGATGCTGGAGCAAATGCAGATGCACCAACGAAAACCTTCTATAAAGATTTCATCGCAAGAAGGTCTTTACAAGTATTCGCTGGTAAGAATCCTTCAGTTGCAGCAGATTCTTATCATGGCACTACACCATTAGCTGTCGATTTCTCATCGAATTATGTGGCCAACACAACCAGTGAAGGTCTTTGGGGTCAAACAGCTCAAGATGTTACATTCAGTGCTATTGGTAATGTAAGTTATGTGTTTGGTGGTGGTAAGGACTATTCTGGAGGTGTTCCGGAAACTGGTGGTAATGGCGGAATGACCGCAGAACTTGGTAGTTTAAACACTTCTTACAGACTATTCTCTAACAGAGATGACGAAGCTGTTGATTATCTGTTGATGGGTCCTGGTCTTTCAAATGAAAGTGAATCTCAAGCCAAGGCAAACCTCCTCATTTCTTTAGCTGAGGGTAGAAAGGACTGTATCGCTGTAATCTCTCCACATAGAGATAATATTGTAAACGTTACAAATTCAGACACTCAAACTAGTAACCTACTCAAGTTCTTTAGTCCACTGTCTTCCTCATCATTCGCTGTTTTTGATAGTGGTTATAAGTACACCTACGATCGTTTTAATAACGAATTCCGTTATATTCCATGTAATGGTGATGTCGCAGGTTTGATGGTTAGAACTGGTATTCTTGCTTATCCTTGGTTCTCACCAGCTGGTTTACAAAGAGGTGTTCTTAATAACGCTGTTAAACTGGCATTCAATCCAGATAAGGCACAAAGAGATCTTCTTTATCCCGCAAGAGTTAACTCTATCATCAATCGCAAAGGTTCTGGTGTTGTTCTCTTTGGTGATAAGACAGCTCTTGGATATTCTTCAGCATTCGATAGAATCAATGTTAGAAGACTCTTCCTTACCGTCGAACAGGCACTCGAAGAGGCAGCTCAAACTCAACTCTTCGAACTGAACGATCAGAATACGAGAGCAAACTTCGTAAATATTGTTGAACCTTATTTGAGAGATGTTCAAGCTAAGAGAGGTATTTTTGACTTCTTGGTTGTTTGTGATACATCAAATAACACTCCTGAAGCTATTGATAATAATGAATTTAGAGCTGATATTTACCTGAAACCAACCAGGTCTATCAACTTCATCACACTAACCTTCGTTGCTACCCGTACTGGTGTTGCATTTGAAGAGATTGTTGGTACTGTTTAATTTTAATAATAAAAAACATTTAGGAGGTCTCAGAAATGGCAAACGCAAGTCTTTTTAAGTTTAGGTCAAAAATGGAGGGCGGAGGTGCCCGCCCCAATCTATTTGAAGTAAGTATCCCTGATCTTCCCGACGCAGCTACTGCAGAGGGAGCTTTATGGGATACGGATTCCCAAGATAAATTTCAATTTTTAGCTAAAGCTACAAATCTTCCCGCATCAAATGTTGCTGAAGTTGTTGTTCCTTTCCGAGGAAGAAACTTCAAAGTAGCTGGTGATAGAACAATCGATCCTTGGACAGTAACTATTATTAACGATGAGGATTTCAGATTCAGAACTGTATTCGAACAGTGGGCTAATGCAATAGCCAAACTCGATAACGGTACTGGAGCTACTGATCCATCCTCTTATCAAAGCGACGCTTTTGTCAAACAACTTGGTAGAGGAAATGTACGAGAGTCTAGAAGCAACGGTACTGACGGTATGGATTCTGAGATGGTTACTCTTAGACAGTATAAATTTGAAATGATCTGGCCAAGTTTAGTTAGTGATATTGCCCTCAGCTATGATGATGGTAATGCTATTGAACAATTCGATGTCACCTTCCAGGTACAAACTTATAGTGTAACTCCTGAAGGTGGTGGTCCAGCAATCGTATAATCTCCTGATATTCAATCTAATAAATAACTAGAAGACTTCTAGTATATTTGAAATGGCGAGATTATTTGGTTTCTCAATTGAAGATAGCGAAAAAACGCCACCCGGTGTAATTTCTCCGGTCCCTCCTAATAGTCAGGATGGATCGGAGAATTATGTTAGTAGTGGTTTTTTTGGTAGTTATGTAGATATAGAAGGCGTCTATAGAAATGAAGCTGATTTAATTAGAAGATATAGGACTATGGCACTCTATCCTGAGTGCGATAGTGCCATTGAAGATATTGTTAATGAAGCTATTGTATCGGATACTAATGATTCTCCGGTTCAGATTGAACTATCTAATCTAAACGCCAGCGACAATATCAAGAAAAAAGTAAGAGATGAGTTTAGATATATTCTTGAACTTCTCGATTTTGATAAAAAGTCTCACGAAATTTTTAGAAATTGGTATATTGACGGAAGACTATATTATAATAAAGTCATCGATCAAAAAAATCCTCAAAATGGTATTCAAGAGTTGAGGTATATTGATGCATCTAAGATGCGTTATGTTCGTCAAATGAAAAAGTCTGGAAAGGATAGTATCCGTTCAGCACAAAATCAATTTCAAGATAGTAATCAACTATCTTATGATTTCCCAGAAATTGAAGAATACTTTGTATATACACCTAGCCCGTCTGGTGGTGGTAATTCTTTTGGGTCATCAAAGAAAACTGTTAAAATGACCCGTGATTCTGTCACTTATTGCACCTCTGGATTGGTAGATAGAAATAAGGGTCTAACACTTTCTTGGTTACATAAAGCGATTAAACCAGTTAATCAGTTGATGATGATTGAAGACTCTCTGGTTATCTATAGGTTATCTAGAGCACCAGAAAGAAGAATTTTCTACATTGATGTTGGTAATTTGCCCAAGGTAAAGGCAGAACAATATCTTCGTGATGTCATGCAACGTTATAGAAATAAGTTAGTCTATGATGCTAATACTGGAGAACTTCGTGACGATAAGAAGTTCATGTCTATGATGGAAGACTTCTGGCTTCCTCGTAGAGAAGGTGGTAGAGGTACAGAAATTACTACACTTCCCGGTGGTCAGAATCTTGGTGAGATTACTGATATCAACTACTTCCAGAAAAAACTTTACAGATCATTGAATGTTCCTGAAACCAGAATTATGGGTGAGGGTGGATTCTCACTTGGTCGTTCTTCTGAAATCCTGAGAGATGAAATCAAATTCTCCAAGTTTGTTGGAAGAATGAGAAAGAGATTCTCAGCAATGTTTAATGACATGCTAAAAACCCAACTTCTTCTCAAGAATGTTGTGACCCCTGAAGATTGGGAATACATGGCAGATCATATTCAATATGACTTCATGTATGATAATCATTTTGCAGAACTCAAGGATGCGGAACTTACAACCGAGAGATTGAATCTTGCACAACTTGCTGATCCATATGTTGGTAAATACTACTCACAAGATTATGTAAGAAGAAAGATTCTAAGACAAACTGATGAGGAAATTATTGAGCAGGATATGTTAATTGAGAAGGAGATTGAGAATGGTGTGATTCCTGATCCCAATTCTCCTGTTGATCCAGAAACTGGAATGCCTCTTGATACAACTTCTGCTTCACCAGCAAATGCAATTCAAGCTCCAGAATCACCTAAAGATCCAGAACCACCAGAAACTCCTACTGGTGGGGAAATCTAAATAAACCAGAGTTATATTTTTTTAATATCAATGGAAGAGTTAATGGACTTACTTGTGAAAGATGAATCTCCTTCACAGATCAGTGACAAAATTAAAGACATTCTTTATTCAAAGTCAGCTGAAAAAATTGAAACTATTAGACCTCAAGTTGCAAATTCACTTTTTGATGAACCTGAGGTTGATGATGAATCAGAAGAAACTCTTGAAGTTGACGCATCATTAGATGATGTTGATCAAACTGAGGATAATACTGAAGAATAATAAATAGATACTATAAGACTATTGTAATTTAAAATAATGGCTGCACTAAAACCAGTTGGTTCTAATCAAGTAATATCATCTAGTGGCACTTCTGCACAATCTTCTGCAATATCCCAACAATCCGATTCACTTAGGATTGTGGCAGAAACAAAAGGAGTTCACGTAGCAATTGGAACAAATCCCACTGCAGTTGCAACTGATTTTTATGTTTCTACCGGCCAACCTTCAGTAATTAGACTGGGTCAAGTCTCTTCACAGAGAGTTGTTGGAATTACTACTGGTGGCACCACAACCATTGATTTTCCTGAAGGAACTGGTTGTCCATTCGATATTGGTGATGCAGTTACTTTAGTTGTGACTGGTCAAGGTTATTATGATTTCAGTCATAAAATTCTTTCTAGTGTTGATACTAGTTCAGGTGTTGATGGATTTTTCAGCACAAGAGTGACAATTAATCATGATTCTAGCGGTATTGCAACTGCATTCAATGCTACCTATGCAGAGTTAAGAAAGTCATTTAAAGTGGCAGTCAAAACAACCTCTGGATCCGGTACAGCATTCATCCAACAAGTCCAAGATCACTGAGAAAACCAATGAAACTCATTAGAGAAGAAATCGAATCAGTAGACTTTATCGTCGAAGAAAGGAACGGTAAAAAACATATGTTCATTGAGGGTATTTTCCTACAAGGAAACCTCAAGAATAGAAATGGTCGTATGTATCCAATGGAAACTTTGAGAAAAGAAGTTGAAAGATACAACGAAAATCACGTTCAATCAGGTAGAGCACTTGGAGAACTTGGACACCCAGATGGCCCAACTGTTAATTTGGACCGCGTTAGTCATAAAATCGTTTCCCTCAAAGAAAACGGAACAAACTTTATCGGCAAAGCAAAAATCCTTTCAACTCCTATGGGTAAGATTGCAGAATCTCTCATCAGTGAAGGAGTTAAGTTGGGTGTTTCTTCTAGAGGTATCGGCTCTTTGAAGCAAACAAGAGAGGGTGTGAATATTGTTGGTGATGACTTTATGTTATCAACCGCTGCTGATATTGTTGCTGACCCTTCCGCACCAGATGCTTTCGTTGAAGGTATCATGGAAGGTAAAGAGTGGGTATGGGATGGAGGCATTCTTCGTGAATCATTAGCCAAGAAAACATACAAACAAATCAATACACTCGTTACTCAAAATCAACTTGATGAGAAAAAACTTGATATCTTCAATAACTTCCTGAATAATCTTTGATTATTCTTTATTATTGAATTATACAATTTATAAATAAATATAGATTATAACAAGGTCAATCGGAGAAAGTTCAAATGTCTCGTGGAGATTTACAAGAAATGGAGCAATCTAAAACTGCTGTGAACGCGAACGCCAAACCTGCTGAGGGTATGGGTAAGCTTTCAAGCCCAGGCGAAGGTCAGTCAACTTCTTATGAAGATTTAGGCGGCCCCACCCCTGAAAACTACAAACCCGACGATGATTCGGCTAAACTTAAAGAACCCAAAATCAAAACCGTCAAGGATGTAGTCAACAGTGGTGCTAAAGCTGCTGATCCTATGAAGGGAATGGCCAAAGAAGAAGCTGAGGTAGAAGTGGAAACCGAAGAACAAGAGATTGTTGCTGAAGCACAAGACGAAACCTTAGAAGATAGTGTTGATGTCGAAGAAGACGTTAACGCACTTCTTGGTGGTGAAGAACTCTCCGAAGAATTCAGAGAAAAGGCTAAAGTTATTTTCGAAGCCGCTTTAAATTCTAAAATCAAAGAAGTCCAGGAAACCCTGGAACTCCAGTATGAATCAAAACTGGAGGAAGCTCGTGAAGAACTGAAAGGTTCTCTTACTGAGCGTGTTGATTCTTATCTTGAGTATGTCTGCCAAGAGTGGATGACCGAGAACGAATTAGCTGTAGAAGCAGGTCTTAAGACCGAGATGACCGAATCATTCCTGACTGGAATGAAGGGTCTTTTTGAAGAACATTATGTAACTATCCCTGAAGAAAAATATGATGTAGTTGAGAGCATGGTAGAAAAACTAGATGATATGGAGACAAAACTCAATGAGCAGATTGAGAAGAATATCGGATTGAACAAGAGACTCGCTGAGTCTGTTGCCGATAACGTTCTGGATCAAATTTCTGAAGGACTCGCGTCCACTCAGAAAGAAAAGCTTGCCTCACTTGCAGAAAGTGTTGAGTTTGAAAGTGAAGAAGAATATCGTGAAAAGCTTGAGACTCTGAAGGAATCGTATTTCTCCAGAACTCCTGCTACCAAGTCCGAATCACCACAAACACTCTCAGAAGGTGTAGATTCTACTCCAGCACCTGTTACTAACAGTATGGATGCGTATCTGAGAACCTTAGGTGCATTCAAAAAGTGAATTTAATATTAATTCAAACAAACATTAAAACAAATTAAGGTAAAGCAAATGTTTCAATCCGAACATCTGCAGGAAAAGTGGAGTCCTCTCCTAGACTACGAAGGTCTCGATCCTATTAAGGATTCTCATCGTAGAGCTGTCACCGCTGTCCTGCTCGAGAACCAAGAAAAATTCCTCCGTGAGGAGCAAGCATTCCAGTCAGGTATCAACCTGATGGAAACCCCCACCAACCACGCCAACAATGCTGGTGCATCAG